GTTGACGCCACGTTTCGTGCGGCGCGCGTGTCGCTGCGGCCGGCGGAAGTCATTGGCTACTACTCGGTCGCCGGCGCGTCTGGCGCGCTGACGGGCGTCGCTGCCGCAGGCCCGGTGTGGAGCTTCCGAAACACGGGCGCAAACCTCATTTTGGTTCGCCGGGTGTCGATTGGGTTTGTCACGACCACGGCGTTCACAACGGCGCAAGGCCTGGACTATCAGATGCTACGCGCCAACTCTTTCACGGCCAGTGACTCAGGTGGCACGGCGCTGTTTACGGCTGGGCAAAACAAGCACCGCAATTCATTCACCAACATTACGTCGGCCCCAGACATTCGCATTTCCAGCACCGGCGCGCTAACGGCCGGCACTCGAACGCTGGAAACGGCGGGTATGGGTATCGCGGGCGGCTCGAGCACCGGCGTTGGCACTAGCATGCCAACCGCAGACCTTCTTCGTTATGACTCGGGCGACTATCCGTTTGTGCTGGCTCAGAACGAGGGTTTTGTGATTACGAACGGCATCGCGATGGGCGCCGCAGGAGTCATTCGCCTGCAAGTGGCAGTGGAATACGCGGAAACCGCCGCGTACTAAGCCATGTCACTGCTGCTAAGCCAGCAGTCGGCCGTATGGGCTGTCACTGCTGCGCTTGTTGAGGGCGCCGACACTCTAGCCGCGCAACTGTCGCCCGTGGTGGCGGCTTCCAGCGCCGTAACCGACGGCGCAGACGTCCTGCAGGCGCAAGTCGGCCCGGTGCCGGCGTTTACGAGCGCCTCGACGGACGGCGCCGACGTGCTGTCCGCAGCGGTCGAGGTGCTGTCCGCAACAGATTTCTCAGCGTCCCTGCTGGACGGCGCAGACACCTTGGCGGCGCTGGTCGCGTTGCCTACCAAACTGGGCGGCGACGATGTGCCGCGCGTCGAGATATGGACGACGCGCAAGGCGAAGGCCGTGCGCAAGCGCATTACGCGCGAACTGGTTGAACTGAAGGCCGCCGCGCCGGACTTGGTCGAGAACCTCGCGGTTCCGGCCCCGCAGCCCGACTGGTCGGCCTATGTCGCGCAGCTGCAGGCCGTGGCCGCACAGCTCGAGGCGCTGCAAGCACGCCGCTGGGACGAATGGCTCGAACAAGACGACGAGGAGATTCTGCTGCTGCTATGAGAACGCGATACATACAGCACCCGGAGACCGGGGAACTGATTCTGGCGCAAGACTATCGCGCAAGCCGTCCGGCGGCGCCGTATGTGGCGGGCGACCTGCCCGATTACGAAAGCCCCATCGACGGGCGCGTGGTGCATGGCCGCGCCGGCCGTCGTGAAGACCTGCGCCGCAGCGGTTGCCGTCCCTACGAGGGGCGCGAGGCGGAGCAGAAAGAAGCGTCCCGCATTCGGCGCAACGACGAGCAGGCCCGCGATCGGGCAATCGAGCGCACCGCGCAGGCGGTGTGGGCAAACCTTTCCCCTGAGAAAAAGCGCGCCGCACTGCGCGCATTGTGAGGAACGCATGGCTTTCACCGAAGCGCAGTTGATCGCGCAGGCCGATCCGAACGGCACTGCCCGAACCGTTGTTTTTGAGAACTTCATCCCGGTGGGCACCACCCTGACCGACGTCTACGCCATGGGCGTGATTGCGCCCTACGCCGGCCGCAGCCGCTGGGTGCAGGTGGCCCAGTCGAACACGCCAGCGCAGGCCTGGGCAGTCATTCAGGCCGCGCTGGCCTAAGCCCAAAACGCCCTACACCAAGCCCGCCTCGTGCGGGCTTTTTTGTTTCTAGCCCGCCCTGTGCGGGTTTTTTCATTTCTGGAGTCCGCATGCTCGAAAACGAAGGCGCAACCGCCGACGTCGAAGAGGTCGAGGCCGAAGCCCCGAAGTCGATCGACGACACCATTCGCGAAACCCTGCAAAGCCTGCGCGAGCGCGGTCTGGAACCGGCAGGGGACATTGGCGAGGACGTCCCGGACGCTCCGGAGGCCGCGCCAGAGGTGGCGCCGCGTGATGCGCAGGGCAAGTTCGCCAAGGCCCCGGAGGCGGCCCCAGAGGCCCCGGAAACGCGGCCCGCGCCCAACACATGGCGCAAAGAGGTGGCCGAGAAATGGGGCACGCTGCCGCCTGAAGTGCAGGCCGAGGTCGAGCGCCGCGAGGCCGACTTCCACAAGGGCATTGAGCAGTACCGGCAGGCCGCGCAGTTCCAGCAGGATTTCGGGCGCGCCATTCAGCCGTTTGAGGCGACGCTGCGCACCACCGGGCTCGACCCTGTAGGCGCGGTCACCCAGTTAATGGCGACCGACCACCTGCTGCGCTACGGCCAGCCGCAGGAAAAACTGGCCAAGATTCAGCAGATGGCCCGTTACTACAACGTCGACCTCGGTCAGGTCGGCAGTTACGAACCGCAGGCTGTCGACCCGCAGGTCGCGCAGCTCCAGCAGCAGGTGCAACAGCTTTCGAGCTACCTGCAGCAGCAACAGCTTCAGGGCCAGCAGGCAGAGCAGTACTCGCTCAACAGCGAGATCGCTGCGTTCGCCGCTGATCCAAACCATGGGCATTTCGAGCAAGTCCGAGAGCACATGGCCGCGCTTCTACAAGCCGGCCTCGCCAAAGACCTGCAAGAGGCCTATGCGCAGGCCGTCTACGCCCACCCCACGACTCGCGCCACCGTTTCCCAACAGGAAGCCCGCGCAGCACGCGAGGAAGCAGCGAAGAAGGCGCAAGTCGCGAGGCAGGCCGCGAGCGTCAATGTGCGCAGCCGTCCAGCCCTCCCGACGGACGTCCCGGCAGGGCAGTCCATGGAAGAAACGATCCGCGCCACGCTCCGCAGAGTGACTGGCGCTTAACCCCATTTAGGAGTAACCAACCATGCCGTCTCCAGGGCAAGGCTATAGCGCCGGTAATTTCGGCGTTTTCTCGGAACTGGTGGCCACGACCTATCGTGCGCACCGCAAGGACGTGGCGGATAACGTCACCAAACACAACGCGCTGTTCAAGCGTCTGTCCGAAGGCGGCAAGGTTCGCCTTGAGGACGGCGGTCTCAGCATTGCCATGCCGCTTGAGTACGCGGCCAACAGCACCTACACCCGTTATTCGGGTTTCGACGTGCTGGCGATCAACGCGGTCGACGTACTCTCCGCTGCGGAATACCCGTGGCGTCAGGTGGCGGTGAATATCGCCATTTCCGGCTTGGAAATGCGCACGAACAGCGGCGAGAACCGCATCGTGAACTTCATCAAGGCCAAGGTGAAAAACGCCCAGAACTCGCTGGCCAACGGTCTCAGCACCGACCTGTACAGCGACGGCACCGCCGCCAACCAGATCAACGGTCTGCAGGCGCTGGTGGCGGACGCGGGCACCGGCACGGTGGGCGGTATCAACTCCAGCACCTATTCGTTCTGGCAGAACGTGGTTCAGTCCGCTGGCGCCCCGCTGCAGGGCGGCTCCGCGATCACCCCGTCGGCCTCGACGATTGAGTCGCTGATGCTGCCGCTGTGGATTCGCCTCACCCGAGGTTCGGATATGCCGGATCTGATCGTCATGTCCGACGATTACTTCACCTTCTACGAGCAGAGCCAGACCAGCCTCAAGCGCTACACCAGCGACGAGAACGGCAAGGGCGGCATGATCTCCATGAAGTACAAGTCGGCTGACGTGTTCTTCGATTCGTCAGGCGGTATCCCGGCGGCCCACGCCTATTTCCTCAACACCGAGTACATGGATCTGGTTGTTCATCAGGACGCCAACATGACCATGCTCCCGGAGGTTGACTCCATCAATCAGGACGCGCTTGTCCGCACGATCATTTTCCAAGGCAACCTTGCCCTGTCGAATCGTTCGCTGCAGGGCGTGATCAAGGCCTAAAGGAGATCTGACATGACGACTTCCGCAAGCATTGTTCCGTTGGTTGGCTCTCAGGCCATTGGCAACTGGAACACCCCCGACACCGTTCAGCGCCACGCGCTGGGCACTGTGATTTCCGTGGCCGACCCCTACTGGGGCGGTCAGGAACTCATGTACGTGCAGTTCAGCTTCACCACCGGCACGCCGCTGCGTACCGGTGCCGTGATGGCCTACGACGTCGCGAGCTCTTTCACTGCCACGCTGGTGGCCAACACGGCCAACCTGGGCAAGTCTGTTGGGTTCAACCTCAACGCCATCCCCAGCGGCAACGCCACCGGCACCTACTTCCTGTGGATCGTGATCTCCGGCTCTTACGTCGCGTGGTCCTCTGCCTCGGTTGCGGCTGACACCGCAATCGGCATTGTGGCCGCCGGTCAGGCTGGGGCCAACGCCGCTGGCAAGCAGCTGGTGAACTGCCGTTCAACCCGGCCGTCTTCCACCACCGTGGCCAAGACCAACACCGTCACCCAGAACGGCTCGCCCATTCTGAAGGTGTCCAACACCGACGGTTGGTTTGTTGGTGGCTCGGTGTCTGGCACCGGTATCACGACCTCGTTGATCACCGCCATTGATCCGGACAACCGGACGGTGACGCTGGCCAGCAACGCGTCCGCCACCGGCTCCGTGACTGCCACGGAGACGTTCAACGACGGCACGAACCACTTCAACAACGTCACGTTCAACCGTCCGTTTGCGCAGGGTGCTATCACCTAAGCATTCGGCCTGTTGGCCTTGGGGCGCCCTCTTCGGAGGGCGCTTTTTTTTGGGCGCTCGACAGCGCTCAGAACAAAGCGCAACCGCTTAAGGAGACGTATGGACAACCGCATTCCGTTTTTTGATTTCGTTCAGCGCGAACACGGCGTCGACGCCGAGCAGTCGACCGCAGCCGGCTATGAAGTGCCGAAACTCGTCACCTTCATCCGCATCACCCCGCATGGCCACCGTGGCGACCCCATGGAGTTTTTCGCCGACGACTTCGTCGAGCGCAAAGGCCGAGAAGCCCGCGAGGGCCGTTACGACCACAGCTGGGTGGCGCAGTTCAAGAACGCGCTGAGCGAATACCGCGCCGGCCGCGAGCTGCCGCGCGAAGGCACGCCGCTCATGACTTGGGAACGCATTCTGAAAAGCCGCCGCGAACAGCTGGCCGCGAAGTTCCCGACCCTTGAGGACTTGGCCGCCTGCCCGGACACCACGCTGGGCGAAATTGGCCTCGACGGCCGCGTGCTGCGCGACATGGCGAAAGCCGAGCTGCAGGCGAAGAAAGACCTCGAGCCCGTTGTGCGCGAGCTCGCATTGGCGAAAGAAGAGAACCGCCAGCTGCGCGACCAGGTGGAGCGCTTAGCCGCGCGCCTCGACGCGCTGGAAGACGACAAACCCAAGCGGCCCCGCCGCACCATTGACGAGGCCGCGTAATGCAGAAGTACGTCAACGACATTGCCACCGTTGTTGGCGGCTCACTCGCGCCGCTGGCCAGCGCCAGCTGCGCGGTGTACCTCACCGGCACCACGACCCTCGCGTCACTGTATTCGGATAACGGCGTTACGGCGCTGACGAACCCCACCACCAGCTCTGACACCGGCCGCCTGCAGTTCTATGCGGCCGACGGGCGCTACGACATTGTTTGCAGCAAGACCGGCTTCACGACCACGACGATCACGGACGTGCTGCTCGAGGACCCGGCCAACGCGGGCGACCTCCTGTATTTGCCGGACGGCACGGGTGCTGTGACGCGTACCATTCAGGGAAAACTGCGGGAGACGGTGAGCGTCACCGACTTCGGCGCGGTTGGGGATGGGGTGACGGATGATACGGCGGCCATGCTTTTGGCGCTGCAAAGCGGCAAGATTGTGGATGGCGGCGGGCTCACATACGCCATCAACGGCACCATGCAGCCAACGTCGTTTGTGGGCCTGCGTAATGCGAACTTCATCCAGCTGAGCCCGACCACGGCCAGCGTCGCCACGCTCTGGATTTACAACCTGTCAAACTGGTTTATTGACAACTGCCTTTTCAACACGGGGTCAACTCAGAACACCGGGGCGAGCGACGACAGCAGCAAGTCAGCTCTGCGCGTCGGCAATGCAGATGGCAGCTACTGTGAGAACTTCCGCATCACCAACGTGACGGCGACTGGGAATGGTAACGGTTCGCGCATTCAAGTGAGGCAATCCAAGCGGTTCGTGATTGACGGCTGCCTGGTCAGAGATTGCGTAGCGGCGTTTAGTCCAGACCCTACCAATGACATTATCAATGGATTCGATATTTCGGATTGCGCCAATTTCACTGTCGCTAATTGCAACGTCAACAGCCTGCAATGCGTTTTGGCGGGCGTGCCTACCAATAGATATACGCGCGGATTTCTGTTCACTGAAGTTAGGGATTGCTCAATCGTTGGGTGCAACAGCACCAACAACGAACAGTGCTACGATTTCAGCGGCGCCGTAATCACCGGCACGACGCCGGCCTATTACGAGGGCAACCGCAGATTCACGATCAGCGGATGCACCGCAAGCAATGCCTACACCTGGGGTTTCAAATTCGCCAACGTCACGCACGACGGGCTAGTGACTGGCTGCATCGCAAACAATTCAGGCAGCGGCGGCTTCGTAATCAGCGCACCAACCGCATCAAACACTAACGTGACGTATGCAACCGGAAACATCGATATTGTTGGCTGCAAGGTGGTAAACGTGCTGGGCACAGGAGCCGCTGGCGCTGGCTTTGCGCAGGCTTTCAGAGTGATCGCGGGCAGCGTGTCGCACGGCACGGCACCTAACACTTTTGACACCTACCCTAGAGGGATTCGTTTTCGGTCATGCGAAGTGATTGACAGCCAGACCAGCCCGACGACGACATACGGATTCATCACGGACGTTACCAAGATTTCCCCGACCACGACTGGCTACAACACCAACCTTGCGAGCACGGCGGTTTCGTGCTCGGTTGGGCTGGGCGTCACAACGCCATTTACCAATATCGGGCCGTCTCTGTGCTATGTGACCGGCAGCGCGGTGCAGTCCATCCCAAACAACGCTTACACAACGCTTAACTGGAACACCAACCAGATTGACAACCAAGGCTTGCACAGCACCAGCGCAAACACCGACAAAATTTACGTCAAGGAAGCGGGCACGTATCGAGTAAGCGCGCAGCTTTACTTTGCGTCTAATGCGACAGGCGTGCGCAGTGCGCGAATTGATAAAAACGGCTCGGCGCTGGATCGAACAACGGTTTCTGTTCCAGTGAACAGCGCCAGCGTGGCCAGCACCATGCATTCGTCAGTTTTGAATGCCGCAGTGCCCGGAGACTACTTCAGCGTTGAGGTGTACCAGAACTCCGGCGGCGCATCAGACCACGCCAACAATGAGGCGAACTTCATGGTGCAGAAGGTGGACTGATGCTGCACCAGTTTGAACACCTGCTGATCGCCGTCGTCGTGCAAGCCGCAGTGGGCTTTGCCACCGGCGACTGGTGGGCGGGCGCTGCGCTGGGCGCTGGCGTATTCATTGGCCGAGAACATGCGCAGTCCGAGTACAAGTGGATCGAGCATTACGGCCAGGGGCGCCGTGCCAACCTGCCCTGGTGGGGTTGGGCAGATCCTCGCGTGTGGAACTTTCATTCGTGGTTTTGGAACCTGACGCTGCCCGTGGTGGCAGTGGTGGTCATTGCGCAATTCAAGGTGATCTAAACAGTGACAATCGTAGTCCCCGCGACCAGTGCCAGCGGCAGCCTCACGCTGCTGCAACTCATTCAGTCGGTGTGCCGGCGCATTGGCATTCTGGCGCCGAACGCGGTAGTCACCAGCACAGATCCGCAGGTGATCCAGCTGCTTGAGCTCAGCCTTGAGGAAGGCCGCGAGCAGCTGTCGCGCTACTCGTGGCAGGCCCTGCAGCAGGAAGCCACGTTCACCACGGTGGCCACCCAACTGCAAACGACGCTGGCGGCCATCACCACCGGGTTTGAATGGATCGTCAACAACACCATTTGGAACCGCTCGCTGCGCCGGCCGGTGTATGGCCCGGATTCCCAGCAGGACTGGCAGCAGTCGCAGGCCATGCAGATCAACGGGCCGTTCAACCGGTTCCGCATTATCGCTGGCGCGATCAATTTTTACCCTGTGCCAACGGCCGGACAGACGTGCGCGTTCGAGTACATTTCAAACGCTTGGATCACCACCAACCTTGGCGTGGGATCGTCGACGTGGACGTCTGATCTCGATACCACCGTGCTCGACGAGCAGCTCGTCATTCTTGGCACGGTGTGGCGCTGGAAAGCGGCGAAGGGCCTGCAGTACGCCGAAGACTTCCGCAAGTACGAAGCCCGCCTGCTCGACGTCATGAACCGCGACGGGGCCAAACCCACGCTGACCATGACCGGCGCGAAGTACGACGTGCCGCCGGTGGTCATTGTGCCGGCTGGAAGCTGGAACTAATGCGCCAAGCGGCCCAACGCGCGCAGATCTCGCGCACGGTCTCGGTGCCCGCGCCCACCGGCGGCTGGAATACCCGCGACGCCTTGGCGCAGCAGA